ACCGGACATATAAGTGCCAAACGCTGCAAGATTACCTTGCGGAGTAGTTGTGCCAGATGCACCAGTACCTCCAGTTTGAGCAATAGGAGAAATATTAATAGAAGTAGAGCCACCGCCCAAATACTCAGGGCGTTGAAGGCGAGCATCTGGTGAAGCTACGCCAAAATGTGAGCGAATAATCTCGGTATACCGAGTACCGCCACGAGCGTCTCGCTCAAGCAACTTTTGAATCTGAAAAGATTGACGAAGCTGATTGATAGTAGCAGCCGTAGCTGAAGACAAATCAGCAATAAGACCGGTAGCAGAAGGAGTACCAGTAGAACCAAACTTAAGCAAACCTGCAGGAGCAGAACCGGAAGGGGAAATCTGCAAATTAGCATTAGAAGCAGCAGAATTTATTTGATAGTTATTAGTACCATCATTCAAATAAATAGTAGCACCACTGCTTTTAATAGGTGCAGAAGTACCTAAAGGCAATGTGACAGAAGAACCGCCCTTTTGAGGCCAAGGAAGTGCGGAAGTAAAATAATCATGTCGTTTACCACGACGTAAAAGCACAAAATTAGTGCTAGGAGTAGTATCAGGACCATCGCCCATACTTTCAAAAACAGAACTTTGTAAATTCTGATCACGAAACCATTCGTTATAAATGAGGTTGTAACATCTTACAGGTAACGCAGAGTGTGATACCGTATTAGCACCGCCAACTTGCCCGACAGTTGGCAAGCCGTAATAGTCTTGCAATGAACCAACAGCGTAGCCTCCAGCTGGGGAAACTTGTTGAGGTATAGAGTAGGAAATAGAATCGGAAGGATTATCCTGTTCCCCCATAAATTTAACCCAATTTGTCCATACCAAACGATTAGGAACAAAGAAAAAGAACGAGTCCAAATGGAGATTATCCATAACTGGGAATAAAGGGGTGGCCAGACGGCCGAACATAGTAACATTAACGTTGAACGTATCACCAGGTAATATCTCCTCACACATAATAGGAACAAGATAACCACTATCGAAAGTGGTTTTAAGAGTTTTCTGCATAGAAAACTTAGACCGCGGAATATCCGCTTTAGGCACCATAGCAAAGTTATGTGCACTAGCCGACTTGTTATGAAACATAAAAAAACTCCTTGAATAAAAAAGCACCCCCGAAGGGGTGCAACGGTCAGACAGATTTATGAACGTCCTTAGCACGGACTAAAACAATCGGAGATCCTTCACGAATGAAGGCTCCAGTTGAGTCATCAAACTGACCCAACAAATACAAATCAAAATCATCGGGATGCTTATTAAGCGGATTATCCGCATTAACACGATTAACCTCATCAGTAAAGTCGCGTACAGCGACATTACGATGTGGAACAAAGAAAGGGCGATTGAAAACTTCAGCAGCCCTATCACGAACACAAACAATAAATTGCAACATTTTTATGACCTTTAAATACTACGTTTTGATAATGATACTCTAGATTCGCTGACTAGACGTCGTGCGATCTTTCGAACAGGAAGATTTTCGTACATTTTCTGCTCTACTTCCAAATCGGCTCGAGCCGAAGAGCGAAATTGCATATCTAAACTCAAATCATGACCCAACTCCTTTAATAAAGTCTTGTAATATCTAGGGACTGGAGCCCTAGAACCTTGAGCGGTTATCACACTACCAGTCGGAAAAACATCCGACATGAAATAGTCTTTAAACCACCCCTTACTAATGCCTTTCGACATTACCAAGAACTCAGGATTAGGAAATGTTATTTCCCCATCCTCTTTATCAACAAACAAAGGCAAAGGACTTAACTTATCAGAAGCCTTAATTTTCTTGAGTATATACCTAGCAATGTAGGCTGCACTCTCAAAATTTAAAGTGCCTATTAAGTGGTTTCCCTGATGCCAGTATCTAGAAACTGCATTAGATGTGTAAGTCCGGTCACCACCAATAGCACGACCAAAAAGCAGACGATCAAAATCAAAATCCACTCCAAACAGTGCAATATGAAAGTGAGGACGTCGGGTTTGTTCACCATACTCTCCAGAAGCTACATAGCGGAATTTATACCCCGCCTTACGCAAACGTTTAAAAAACTTTTGCAAATCAGCTTTAACAAGCTGGCCATGCTTAGGTAAATAATCATCGTTATACGTGAGGTTGAGCATACAAGATTTCTCGTGCATCATCTGTTCGTGGGTAATTCTTATCGCCCACTCCCTTGAATATGCAAGTCTGCACTCTATACACTGGCCACACTTGAGTGGACCATGGGTAGGATGAGACCAAAGAGAAGTACACACAGTACCTTAAAACCGAATACCACCACGCATAGGAGCGTTAACAATATTAGCAAGCTGAGTACGACCCACGTTGTGGCGAAACTGCTTGGCAGAGCTATGTTTGTGTACAGGGGATCTAGACAAAGGTTTCATTTCATTCTCCTTAGAAGTTGGTGTCAATAGGTACAGTTACATCAAGTAACGAACTGTACCATTATTCCGACTTAAACGTCGGTTCCGCAGCAGAAACATTCGTTTCTACAACGGGATTAGGAATAGCCAGACCCAAGCGGATCGCCTCTTCAGTATTTGCAGGGTCTGCAAAGAAAGTAAGGAAGTCTTGGGGACTATTATTAAATCGGGCGCGGATTTTAGCGTCCATACGCATAAAATTCTCATCGGCAGCCCTCACCGCATTCATAGCGGTTTGGAAGTCAAAAACACCATCATAGTCAACATACTGAGGCATGTTGGTAGGAGTGGGCATAACCCCACTCTTCATAAAGCGATCAACGATAGTATTAATATCGGATTCTTCTTTAAATTGTTGTTGCGTCAAAGACGCATCTAGACACCTAAGTCCAGTTTCCTGGCTAGCAAGGTCCATGTCATAGTTATAAGCAGAACGACAAAAAACAGTTTTCAATTTCATCTCCTTTAAAAAATATCTAGCCATATTAACGCATGGAACGCATAATGTAAAAGAACATTCTAGCAAAGGGTTCTAACTCTTTGCCAAAACGTCCAGCATTAAGCATCTCTTGAGCAGCTTTTAAATCAAGTTTACTGAGCGAAGTCTCGGTATTAACTTTTTGAATTAAAGCACGCATTTGGTTCTGATGAACTTGTTCAGATTCATCTTTACTAAGTATAAGTTGAGATTCATCCTTAACTTTTTGAACGGCAAATCTAATAGCTTCAGTATTCCATTCGGAAACACTACGACCCATAGTAAAACCTTTAGGCATATTTTCAATTTCTTGCTGAATCTTCTTAACAGCAGTTTCAACTTGACCGACTTGGGCATCAGTTAATTTAATCTGTGCTTCAGTTAATTTAGTATGTGCTTGAACGTTAGGCTTTTCAGCCTCAGTTTTAGCAGCTTGTGCAGATGTAAGTTTATAAGAAGCAGCACCAGTAATAGGAGAAGTATAATAAGGAGTAGTAGCAGTAGCTGTGGCTCCAGAAGGGGAGCTTGCGCCCCCTCCTTTCATATAAGCCAACATAGGATTTAAACCTGCCTTTTGCATGTCTACAACCTGCCTTTGATAAGCAGTGTTAGACATTTCAGTCTGATAGTCACGAGTCATTTGAGCTTGATTTGCATTAAATTGATTAGCAGAATCAGCTATAGCACGAGATTGTGCATTAGTATCTTGTTGGCCAAGAAAACCAAGGCCACCAGATATAACAGAACCTAAACCAGGTGTAATACTATCAGTAAGAGCACCTAAACCAGATGTAATATCATCAATAATAGACATATTAGAAATGGTCAATTAAACCAGGAACAGAGAACATAGGCATAGGACGAGCAGCATTAATAGTAAAAAAGGCATCTAGAAGCAACTGCTGTCCATTAGCAGCAGAACCAACAGCAAGATTACGAGCCAAAGGCGGATTATCTTGAATAAACGTTGAATTCAACGTAGGAAGAGAAGTAAACTTTTGAGCATAATGCCAAGGATCAATAGTGCCAGTAGAAGTCGACTTGAACAAACCAGTAATCTGGCTAGGGTTATAACGATACTCAGCCCATCGCTCTTGATAACCAAATACGTTGGAATCGTTAGTTGAACCATCACAATAAATCTCTCTGTTTAAAACAGCCTGTTCACCAAGAGTAGCAAAAGCAGGAAAATAAAAATCATAGCGAGTGGAACGAGACCAAAACTTTCTAAGACCTTGCTGATAAGTAAGGTCAGCTCGTACAGAAACGAGACCAATAACATGGCCATGCTCAACAAAAGATTGAGTAAAACCATGACCACCGGACATATAAGTGCCAAACGCTGCAAGATTACCTTGCGGAGTAGTTGTGCCAGATGCACCAGTACCTCCAGTTTGAGCAATAGGAGAAATATTAATAGAAGTAGAACCACCGCCCAAATACTCAGGGCGT